TTTGATACCAGTACAGAAGCTATGGATGATGCAGAAGCTCTCTGGGATGATGAATTAAGAGATGCTATTAATAATGGTGCTGTAGAATGGGAAGAAATTGAAGATGACTTCCAAGCAAAACTTGATAGTGCCAAGGATGCCATCAAGCTTATTTCAGACCCTGTAGAGAAAGAACTTGAAGACTATGACCAGTCTATTGATATGGGCAAGCAATTCAAGGACTTAGAAACAGAAGAGCAGAAAGGCACTAAAGAACTTGATGAAAAACTCAGCCAGGCTGCAGATGAAAGTAAGGCTGCAGAGAACCCTGATTCTACCAGTAATAGAAATGGGAGTGAAAAGAGTGATGCTTTAAAAGCCGTAAAACCCAGAAGGGCAGCAAAGACTAAAACTTCTAATAAGAAAAAAGCGCAGCCAGAACCAGAAGAACTTGAAGAGCCTGAAGTAAAGCTCAGCACTGCTGGAGATGATGCAGCATTAGAAGAAGATAAAACTGGTGGTGAGAAAGGAAACACTGGTACTCAGGGTAATAAAGTCTGGGGACTATGGCACACAGGTGTGAGTGAAATCTCTCAATATGGAAATGAACCTTGGACTGCAAATCCTTCAGACCCCAATGCAGAGTTACAACAAAAGAGATATGATGCTATCAGAAAGAAGCTAATGGATGGAGCTTACACAGCAAGAAAGCTCGGAAAAGTGACTCCTGGTATGAAGATTGGATTTAAAATATTCCAAGATGTTAATGATGAAGCTGGTGATTTTGTTGTATTTATCACAGACGAAAAAGGTAATATCATTGGTGACCTTCCTTCTGAAGATGCCAGGTTCAATAGGGAAAAGTTCCCCATATCAATGGATGACTTATATAAGGCTCTGCATGAAGAATGGGATGATACTACAGATGAAGAGAAAAAGGCTGGTATGCAATCTCAATACACTACAGTAGTAGACGAAGTACTTGTAGGCAAGGTAAGGTATCAGGAAGACAGGCAGACAGTAGAGCAGCTTACATCAGGCAGTGATACAAAAATCAAGCCATTATTTGCCATTAAGAGACCTGTAGACAGGAAAACTGGTAAAGATTCTTCAAATGGTGCTGTAGAACTTAGGATGGATACTGGTACTGATAGCCAGGGAAGACCTCTAGTGTCTGGAGTACACATGCCTCTAACTGGTAAAGCAGGACAACCTTATGTGCTGATTCAGACTCCTGGGGTATATACTGATAGCCCTATTAAGTATCTGGCAGTACCTATAAAGACTATGACAGTTGGAGAAGCTAATACAAACAATACTATTTATAGCAAGGTTCTGAAAACTATCTTAGATAGTATTAAACAAGGAAGAATTTCTGATTTTGATGCTCGTCGTATATTAGAAGCTCTTTTGTCAGTACATAGTGTACACGTCAATCTTAACGAAGGTAGTAATACTAAGAAAGAACTAGGCATCAGGATAAGAAGCTTTAACAGGGAAAGTGGTATTACTAAGGGTGTTCCATATACTATCTATGAAGGTAAGAGAGAAGATATGGATGTCAATGCCATTATGGAAGCCTTGGCTAATGTGCAGATTAATGTTAGCAGCCAGCTGATTAATGGTAAAGGTAAAGAGGGTATTGCCAAATATCTTACTCTTAATGGAGAGCCTGTTAACTATAATGATATGTTGGCAGAAGTTGCTCATACAAATGCTGCAGAGCCACAAGCTGTAAATGACTGGTTTACCATTAAGCCACTCCAACAAAAGGGAGATGATTTGCAGATGGTAGAGAATAGTGTGAAGATGGAATCATGGGCAGATGTAGAAGTAGATGACCCAGATGTAACTTCTTCTACTGGAGAGACATGGACTGTGAAAATATCAGAAGGTTATACTGTCTATGATGCAGAAGGCAGGCAGATTACTACAAAGACTCACGGCAAAAATAAAGCTCAAGAAGCTGCTATTCTTGCTGCCGAGAAATTTGGTGAAGTGAATTCTAAGCCAAGCAACAGACCTTATGCAGTTCTTATTAATGGCAAATCCTACATTTTCAATCCTGTAAACCGCACCTTTAAAACCTATGCTCAGGCAGAGAAAGACCCAAAGTATGTATATGAGAAGATAAAGGATGGTAAGAAACTTACAGAGCAAGAGAAGTATACCATTATGAAAGATGCTCTGGAAAGGCAAATGCTGGAACTCGATGAGCTTTGGGAGGAGAGAAGAAAACAGCAAGAAGCTGCAGAACAGCAAGCAGCATCAGAACAAGAAGGGGAAGAAAAAAATAATGAAAAAGAAAAAGGAAATAAAGTAGACCATACTGAAGAAGTAAGAGCTGCTATTGCCAAAATGGAAGAAGAGAGCAAGCATTACAAGCTTGTGAAATGGGATGATAAGCAGAAGAAATATGTAGAAGACAGAGAAGGTAATTACTATAGAGATGATAGGGATGGCAGCATTTATGCGAGAGTAAGCAATGTAAATGATGCCGATATTGAAGTTATAGCAGCCAATAAGGAAGCGAAATTTGGTATTGTAAATCCTCAGCTAAAGAAGGCTTCTACAGGAGCTGGTAATGTGGTAGACAGGTTTGTCAGGGAATTCTTCAGGAATGGAGATTTATTTGAAGGACTTGACTTAAATACCACAGAGGGTAGTAATACAGCTATAGAGAGGATGAAAGATATAGCTGGTGATTCAAGCTTCCAGAATATTAGTACTGGTGATATATTAAGACTGGGAATGGTATTACATGAATTCAAACAGTCTCTTGGTGCTGATTGGAAAATCAACTCTAGTGGTATTGTGGCAAGTGGTATAGTAAGCTTTGATGGGGACACTATGGTTAAAGTGGCTGGAACTATTGATCTGCTTGCATATAATGAAAAGACAGGCCAGTATGATATCATAGATATGAAGACTCATCTTGCACCATTATTTAGGAATAATGGAGACTTGAGAACTGATGCAAAGACTCTTGCAAAACTTGCGCACTGGAGAGCTCAGCAGACTCTCTATAAGCAATTCTTGGAAACGAAATACAAGGAAGATGGAGTCAAGAGTGTTGGTCTGAGAATCATGCCTTTTAAAGTAGATTACAGCACCAAGTTTGCTGAGACTGACTATCAAGTAGGAGATGACGGAGTATTAAGGGATAAAGGTATAGTAGTTGATATCAATCCAAAATATGATGGAAGACTGGTAAGGCTTGCACCAAAAGAAAATACAAAATATGATGTCGGACAGCTTTCTGAAAGTATAAAGAGACTACTGCCAAGAAAAAAGGCTCCTATTGTAAAACAGCCTGAAGACCCAGAAGTAGAAGTCAAAGGAAAACTTATTGATATTAGGGATAGTATACCAGAAGGAAGAAGTCTTAAAGAATTCATCTCTGCTAAATATAAAGACAATGATGATGTAAAGAAACTGGTGGACATTCTTGAAGCAAATAGGGGAGAAGCAAATCCTGTAATGATGACACAGGCAAGTCAGAAACTATTGCTGGCAGCTATTAATCAGACAGCCCTTGATAAAGCCATACAAGAAGCAAAGGCAGCAGCAGAGAAGCTTAAGGTAGATATTCCTGAACAAGAAGAAATGGATTTGGATACCTTTATTGAAGAACTGGAAGCATCTGGCAGCTATAGTGATGATGTGATAGAATTCATTCAGGAACTTCCAGAAGACTTGCAGAAGAAAGTCATGAACAGTAATCTGGCAACAATAATCTCAGCTATGATTGACCAAGATGCAAGTGATGAAGATATCCAACAGGCTATCAGAAACTACGATTTGAATGCAAGGCATAAGAAAGCTGTGAAAGAATACACTCTGATTGACCTTCCAAAGGAACTGAGATGGATGAGGGAGAATTTGCCACAGCTATCAAGTGAAAGAAGACTGCATATTATAAAAGGTCTGATTAGATGTTCTGATGGAACTGAAAGCTTTGGACAAGTAAATGCCTCTATGATTCTGATAGGAACACAAGCAGCTGAAGGTACAGTTTACCATGAGGCATTCCATGCTGTAGTTCAATTCCTGCTTACTGATGATGAGATAAACAGTTTGTTTGAAGCAGCTAAAAAGAGATGGGGAGACCTTTCTGCAGCAGCTTTAGAGGAAAGAATGGCAGATGAGTTTGAGAACTATATGAAGGGCTTAGATCCAGAAGATAACAGAATAAAACGTTTCTTCAAAGAATTATGGAGAGCAATTAGGGCATGGCTCGGAAATAAGAGCTATATGGAAAATCTCTATAGAAACATCAATAATGGTGTGTATGTTTCCAGGGATATCAGGGATGACAGGAATAATGCCTTGAATAGAATCAGGAGTGAGCAGAGAGATACTACCAAGGACTACTCATTCCTTACTGAGGACGAGAAAGAGAGAATTAAAGAAGCGGGTATCTCTAAGGAAACTTGGAATCAGCTAACAAAAAAGCAGCAAGAATATATGCTACACTGTGTAGTCTAATAAGTAAATTTCAAAGAAGAAGGACAGCCTTAAATGACTGTCCTTTTTCTTTTTAGTCTCTTGCATAGAAGAGAGTCGTTTCTTCAATGTTATCAATCAACCTTTCCATCTGGTTGAAGGGTGCAAGAATCGGAATTGGAGCCTTGAGGAAATTCTTATGAAGTGTAGACATGCCCTCATATTTTCCACTCTGAGTTTCATCAAACCAATCCCAGGGCCACAATGCACTTTCAATAAGATTCATTGTAGCTTGGGTAGTATTCAATATTGAAGCAGGAGACTTGATGGTCTTTAGTATCTCCCTACCCATAGTGAAAGAGGGAGTAAGGTTGCCGAGTTCATGCTTTTCCCTCTGAGCCATATACTCTGCAAGTTTAAGAGCCCATATCCTGTCTGGGTCATCTTTTCCAAAGTTGCAGAAATTAGCAAGAGCAGCAACAGATAAGAACTGAAGAACCTCAGCAAGAGCCCTGAAACAGTTTCTACGCTGTCCTTCATCCATGTCTTCCCAAACCTCCATCAATCCATTATAGCCATTCTTAAGACCTGCAAGGAGATGGAGAGTAGAGCGGTAATATCCTTCTTCATACTCCTCTAAAGCTGCAACATATCTTCTTTCTCCAAATCTGCGGGTAAACATTGGAACTATCCACTGGCGATATTGAAGTACTGCCCTTCCAAGAGCAACCCTTTGAGCTGCCACCATATCATCTGAGTTATATACACCAAAGAGCCTGTGATTAATCTCGTTGATTTTTCCAGAAAACCTGCGAATATATTCCCTGTCTATCTCTTCTCCAGTATCAGCATCAACAGCATCAATAACCAGTTCTTTAATTCTGTCATCATTTTTAAATACATTTTCTGTATGTAAAGCATCCCAAAGAGAAACAATCTCACCATTCTTTGTCTTTACTTTTTTTCTAATACACATGGCTATTGCAGTACGATTATAAAGCCAGTGGTCACCACAAGTTTGTCCCAAGAAAGCAACAGATTTTCCAAATAACTTTTCAAATAAGGTGTTCATCTGACTTTTTATATTTCCTGCAAATTCTTGTTTAATATCAAACAGTTGGTCAAAAAGAGCCAGTTTATTTGTAGGATTCTTAGACTCGCATTGTGGAAGAAAGTCTTTGAGGGCTGCAAGATACGCAGCATCAGCTTTTGCAAGTTCCTTAGCATTGAAATACTGGCCACAGAAAGCCTCAATATTCTGCATACAAGCACCTGTAGTAGCATTGGCAAGATGAGCCAAGGCATTGAATCCAAGCTGTACTGTGGAGCTCAAAGACATCCATTTATTAGCTAATTTTCCAGCCTTCAGTTCTCTTCCCATTACTTTAATGGTCTTATCACTATCTGCATAGTACCTCATATATACCTGAGAATCCATGAAATCATCAAGTTTGGCAATAATGTTACTTGCACCATTCTTAAAGATAGGATTAAGCTTATCCTTTACCTTTTCTACCAACTGATTTCCATTCCTGTTTTCTGCAACCCTCCTATTTTTAGGGTCAGCAATCCATGCCCTAGCTACTTCCAATGGGTCTACCACTTTATCCATCTCAGTATAGACATTGGTGGAGTAGGAGTAAGCTGCAAGAGCAGAAAACACATCAGTTGTCAGTTCATCTGGATTAGAAAGCCTTGTAGTATATAATGCTGGCAATATCTTAAACTCAGAACCATCAAAGCTACGAAGACCTGTTTTCTGGCCATATATAGCATCGTCATCCTCTGATTTTGTCAGTTCCTTAGCAATTGACTCCTGGATATTTTTGAAAGCTTTAGAGGGGTCAGAAAGACTATTAAGGAGTCTTTGTTGGGAAGTTCTTCTCATCTGAATGGCTCTTGATGCTGTAGTCTTGCTTGAAGGAAGACGCTTGTCATATTTCTGTTTAAGACGCATAAATTCATTGAGAATTTCCCTTTGATCACTAGACAGCCCATCAAATTCAGCATTCCTGTAGACATCAGGATTGGGCTTGGTTCCATACATTCTACCATTCTTAGAAAGCCATTCTTTCTTTTTCGCTTTCTTTTCTTTAGCCTTCTCCCCTTTAGGATTGATTCCATAGTCTTCTTCAAGTTGCTTAAGAAATTCCTGCTTATCCCTTTCAAACTGTCCAATATTAACAGCAGAAATATAGTTACCTGTTTTACGTCCTTGGCTGTCTTTCTCATACATCCAATCAAAAGAAGTAATACCCTTTTCTTCAGCATCAAGCATGAGTTTAATGATATCATGAAGGTCACTAATGGTATTATATCTGGCATCTGCCTTTGCTTTCTTGACAACATCGTCAAACATCTGAAGCAGCAGGTCTCCAGAAACACTCATGGTCTGAAGATACCTATCAGTAAATCCAATATCTCCATCAGCTTCTTCAATAAGCTGACGAAGAGTTTTTTCCTTGCCTGTCCTGTCTATAAACTTTCCACCTTCTACATTGAAGAATGGAGCAAAGAAGGCTTCAATTGAATCTAAGGCAGTATTCTTGAATCTGTCCTTGATAAGATTATGGAGAGATGCCAATTCATCATATACCTGTTTTAAAGTAGTCTCAACATGGTCTTTTCCTTCAATCTTAGTTTCAGCAATCAGTTTTTTCAATTCCTCATCATTAGAATTAATGAGCTCACTAAGTTGACGGATAAAGTCATCATAAGACTGTATAGTAGACCTTATGCCTCTTAATACAGAGAAGCTTTTGTCTTCTGCATTAATCTTTCCCAAAGCTTCTCTTGCATATCCTAAATCAGTAACAGCAGCTTTTGCATAATTAATAATGCCCTTTAATTTTCCTTCTGGAGAACTCTTGAGCACAGCTTGGAGATTCTTAGCCTTCTTTTCAGCCCTCTCTACAGCTTTGTCCTGCTTAATAATACGAGTTTTCTTAGTCTCTACATCAATGGCATCTTCCACAATATTTTGAAGCTTATCAACATTTTCTTCAAGATGGTGCATTCTGTCATCTGAGAAAGTTCTTTCTATACTTTTCTGACTTATTTCAAGATTACCTGCAAGAAGATTCTTAGCCAGAGTATCAATGGTCTGGTCAGCTTCCAAAGCAGCTTGACTTACTTCATTGTGATCAAAATTACTAAATGTATTTTTAATGAACTTAACAAGTCTTTGCCACATCTTTCTGAAGAAGCTGTCTTCTTCCTGCTTTAATGTATTATTGAGGAGACTTTCTTGCAGAAGTCTTCCAACACACTCTTCTGCTATAGCTTCATAATTGACATAGCCATCTTCATCCTTCTCATTTTCAAGGTAGAGGTCATAGTCATCACCAAGAATCTGCTGCATTCTGCCTTCATTATTTTGCATATCATTCAGTATACGCTGCATAAGAGGCTGTTCACGAAGCATCCTTACTATAAGATGAGAAAACTCTTCAGACATAGCCATTTGGCCTTCCATTCCATTGGATATCCTGATAAGATTAACAAATTGTCCTGCTACAGCCTTGGCATTAGAGAAATCAACAATACCTGAATATCCATTCTCTGCTTCCAAAAGGTCATCTACACTCAATCCTAAAGGTTCAAAGATTTCAAGAATTCTATCATTGAGAATCATAGAGCCATATCTATCATTGAAAGCCTTTACAGAAACAGCATTTCTCTGATGTACTACATTACGAATACCATTTTCCGTCTTCTCTGGATATGCTACATAGTCAGGATTTGCATCATTGAATGTCTTTGCCTGATTGACTAATAGCCTGAAATTGTTTGCAGTGTTGGGAACTTCATTAAATCCATAATCTTTTTCCATCAGTTGTCTTACATTCTCAAATCCTACCAATTTTATCATTTCAGGAATTTGAATAGCAGAATCAAGTGTTGCTACTCCCTGTTCATCAATATCCAGCTTTCCTTCATGTCTTTGTTGAAATCTCGGAGACAAAGCTTTCAGGAAAGCCTTGGTGCCTGTTTCAGCACCAAGAGCCTTCTTGTACTCAGGTAAAGCCTTATAAGGCTTCTTATTCTTATCAAGCGGTGAAAATAAACATGCTTTTGCCATAGTCAAATTTTTTATTTAGTTAAGCAGGCTTCCCTACCATCATTGTTTTCCTTAATTATATTCTGAGCTTCTGCAATGTCAGGGTCATCTGGAGCCTCTTTCTGGTCTCTTGTCCTGCCTGCCATCTTATCATACTCATCTAATACTTTTTCTGCTGCGAAGTTAGAATCTTCTCCAGCAGCCCTACTAAGAACATTATCATCCATCTCTACATCATCATTACCCTCTCTGAAAGCTGTGGCAGCTTGAGTGTTGCCAATATCTGGATTACTTTTTTCAGGAGCCATCTTAGGCAATGGGGAGCCTGTAGATTCATCAACATTCTCATCACGACTATTAGATGTTTCACGATTGTCTTTTGTTGCCTGATGACTGTCTTGTCTCACAACATCTCCGTTTCTACGTTTCTTACCTACTTTCTTACTTGCATCTATAATTGTCTGGTCATAAATAACCTCTCCCATTTCCTCCATTGTCTGATTAGCATTATAGTGGAGAGAAGTATTAGTAGGCAGCGGCTCATAGATTATAGTACCATAGAATTGAGACCTTTCGTGATTATATTTGAGAATCTCTGTCTGTGCAGTATTCCTCACAATAGTCACATTGGTAACATACATTGGGATTTCCTCAACACTTCCATACCAATCAACAGTTCTACCTGTATCATGATATCCCTTCTGAGCGGCTTCACTGCGTTTCTGACTGTTTTCATATTCTATAGATGGCAGTAGTCCAGTCTTATTACGTTTTACAGTAAACTGGTCAAAGAAGTTATCCAACATATCATCGGAAATAACCTCAGTATTCATATTGTTGAGAGCCTGAATATACTCAGGAAAAGCTCTCTGAAATTCAGTGCCGAGGAAATTACCGTAGGACATATAACTAAACTCAAAGCCATTGAGGTAGTAAGTATACAGCAGTAAGTCTTTTGCTACTTTCTGCACTTTCTTATTTGTACTCTGTAAAAGAGTGTCAAAGCTATCAGTAATGAAGTTCCTGACAGAAAGTGGAGTGCTTCCTTCCCTATTAAGCTTGATTATATTGCCTTCTACAAACATCCTTCTAGTTGCATCAATTTGCTGCAATTCAGGAATTTCTTCTTTGAGCTTCATGAATATAGAAGGATACTGATACAGATAGTATTGACGTTTTTGGTCAAAAGTCATTGTTTCATCGTCACCAAATAACTTAGTACTAGAGAGTCTGAATACTACCCAATCTTTATATGCCTGAGAAATAATACGTCTCCTGTCTGCAGGCTTTCTAATTCCCATATTATTTATATATTCATAGAGCCTGTCAGTAAATCTCTGTAGCTCTTCTCTTCCAAACACAAACTGTGGGGCCAGCTCACTTCTTACCTTTTCAATACCAAGAGTATAGAAAGATTGGGTGATAGGCATCTCTGTGTCCATAAGAGCATTGAAGAGACGATATTTAGAAGAAGCTTTTTTGAGAATTTCCTTTCCTCCCTTCTTTTTTCCTTTCTTTTCTTCTTGTTTCTCTTTTTCCACTATCTTCTTTTCCAACTCATAGACTACAAGCTGGTCATCTCCCCTAAGCATTCTTTGGTGTTCAGGCAGCTCCTTCCTCTTATTTACTTCTTGCACCACCTTTGTCTGTTCTACCACACCTCCAATGGAAGTATCCGCAGCATGATTTGGGGAATCATAGTGTAAGATTGTACGAGGATCCTGAAGTTCCGAGTTTATTGCTGCAAGATTAAGGATGAGGTCATAAGTCCTGTACAGAGAGGCTACACGTTCTACAATATCCTTTTCTCCTCCTTTACTTAAGAGATTATCAAGATTATAGGCATCGGTAATATTTTTATACCATTCACGGGTATTGAAGTCATGCATTCTCCAATTAAACCTGTCATCTTGAAGGTCATAACCTTTTTGCTTTAGCCATGTGGCCATTTTCTTCTGGTCTCCTCTCAGTGTTTTAGGATTAATACCTCCAGAAGTATTGATACTTCTATCTACAGCAGGTTGTGAAAGTAACAAAGCAGCACCATCAATACCTAATCCAAGGCGAGTAAGGAATCCAAAGAAAGTAGCAGTTTGTGTATTAGAATTTAAATCACCCAGCGTTGGAGTCTTACCATTATCCACAGCTGCTGCTGAACATTCTGCACAGTCATCAGAAATGTAGTGCTGATAAGTTTTACCACCACGCTTTCTTGTTACTGTTATCTCGTCAATCTTCTTGACTTCCCTTCCCTCAAACGAGAATGTATATGCAGGACTTATTGTTACATTTGCCCACTGTAGTTTGGCATTATCAAGACGGTTATTGGCAAAAATACCTTTTTCAGCCACACCAGCCATGTAAATCTGATGCATCTTTGTAAATGTATCAGGATATACTGGAGACAGCGGGTCAACATACTTGTCAGTAAAGTCAACCACTATATCCATAAGAGTTTTGTCTCTGTCAAATTTTTTATCTGCAGGTAATTCCATTACCCTGCGATATAGTTCATTGTACTGAGAAGGTTTCAACTCTTCAGAAAGAGCAGTTATCAACTGGTCAGTTTCTGAAATAATCCTACCATTCTTTTCAATCCGTCCAAATCCAGCATTTCTAATAAAAGCATCACGCAGTTTTTTGGTCTTGAGAATTCTGTTTCTCTTTGCAGCAATAATGATGTTATCAAAGTTTCCAGGATGCAACCACCTATGAGACATCTGCTCACTGGTAGTAATACCATAGAAGATATCAATAATCTCATTATCACGCTGGGACTTAGTCATCTTAAGTGGATGTGGAGCCTCTTTAGAGTCTGTATTGGCTTCAGGATGTCTGATTTCTCTCCACTTCTTGGTATCTACAGCCTTAATCATGAGGAACATCTTGTCCACGTCATTATCTGAACCCGTAAGAGTAGTTACCTCTTGAGCTACTACTATAGAAGAACCAGACTGCTGTGGCAAGAATCCCTTAACTATGAGGGGCATGATAGAATAAAGACCTTCAGTAGGAATACGATAGCCAATAATCTTATCAAGACCTGAATCTTTCAGCTTCTTAGGGTCAAGCTTGTAGATAATATTACCTTCTTTATCCCTTTCAACACCTTCAAGCTTCTTAGCATCAGTAGTTCCATAAAGATTTCCTTTGCTGTCAGTCATAAAGGGCTCAAACATCTTTCTTGAGCTTGCTGGCAGGAAGCACTCAATACCTTCTATCTTTCCTGGAATAAGTTTTCCATTCTTATCACGTTCTCCTCTTATTTTAAGTTGTTTAGAATAACCTACATCAGCGGCAAGAATTACATTACCACCATTGATTGTCTGGCGATGAATAGCATTCTTGAAGAGAGATGTCATCACCTCTTCAAGCTGCGCTGCAATTGTCAGATTATTCAAAGGCAATGCAAATGTTTCTCCCCCCTTACCATCAGGTATGATTTCAAGAGCGTCTGCCAACTGACTATATTTAGTATTAGACTCAACAATAGGCATCAGTCTGTCCTTAAGTTTCTCAAGAGAAGTCTTTTTCTTGCCTTTCTTATTTACTTCTCCAGTATCCTTGAACAGAGGCTCAATCTCTTTCTCATAGCAATCAAGAAGATTAGCTACAAGAAGGCCATTATAGCGTCTCCTGATACCATCTCTGTCATAGGTAACACCATTGATTGTAATTTTGAAGTTAGCAGGTAAGTCAGAGAGAATAATATGGCGTGGCTGAGAACCAAAGGTAGCCTCCTTATTATCAGTGAAGTGGTCAGGAGTAGGCTGCTGAATACAATAGTATTTATAAGGTATCTTGTGGAGAACTTGGTCATTATATCCCAAAGACTCATTATTTGGGTCTTTATAGATACTATTCTTAATAATATCAAATACCTCTTGCTCACTTGGCTCAAAGAAATCCATCGCCTTTTCATACTCATCTATGGATATCTTGTCTTTGTCAAGAAGGTCAGAGAGTTTCTTTTCTATCTCGTAATAGGTTACTTTCTTACCCCTGTCTTTATTATCCTTAAGCCACTTCTCAAGAGCTTCATTATTAAAGCCCTCAATTTTACATTTGTCTTGAGCATCCTTAAGCTTGTCCCTACTATAATTAATATCAATGATGCCTTGAGCACCCACTTTAACAGCAGACTGGTACTGAGCTACATCAATAGCCCTCATCTCTTCACCATTGGCATACTTCATCACCTGGCCATTTTCATCAACCAGCTTAATTTCCTCCATAGCCCTATTCAAACCCCTGAGAGTAGGAGAATAGTTGTCATCATTCTCATCGCTACCTACCAAAGTATTATAAATAGCTAATAGGACAGCCTCAGAGTTCTTATGCTGTACCATGGTACGAAGACGAGTATCTTCTATACCAGAATCCATGTCTTCAGGGCCATAAGAGAAAGGCTTAATAGTATTGAATATGGTATAGAAATCAGCCATTGTGAATTTATCATTACGAAGATTGTCAATAGCTTCTGCCAACTCATAAGAGTTTCTTCCTATCATATCCATAATATCACGCCAAGAGGTAAGACTACGGAAAGCCTGAGCATCAGTACCATTGATACCCTTAAATTTCTCTAAGACAGCATCTTTCTCCACACTATCTATTCTACCCTCATCTACAGCTTTGTCAAGGACACTCTCCAAAGTTTTCCAACTTCTTGAACGTCTTACTTTATCTTTGAGGATAATATTTCTTTCAATCTTCTTACCAAACTTGGAGTTAGTATTCATCTTCATACCAGCTCCGTAGACTTCCTTAAATCTCTTTGCAAAGTCCACGCTTCCCTTAAATGTCGTGGGGTCTTTATAATAAGCAAGGTCTGTCACCATCAACTGAAGGAATTGAGACATTGCTCCAGTATGGGCATAATAGAAATCTCTTGCTTTATTATAGATGGCAAGATTCAAATTTTTTAATTCTTCTTCTTGTTCTGGAGTAAGAGGATGCTCTTCAGAAGCTATAGGACGATTATTCCATCTGTTCATCAAATCTGAATCAGCATGAAGAATACCACTTCTGACATCTTCATTCATTCCTCCCCATCTGTTGTACAAGAAATCACTGACTTTACTATCAAGAACTTGAGTAAGGACAGACTCTATAACATTCTGAATAAGGTATTCTTTTGACGCAGCAACATAGTATTCTCCAAACTGGCTTGCACCACTTTCATCTATATAGTCACCATATTTTCTTTCTGATAGTCCAACTTGTGCTACTTTTCTATTGTAGTTTTCATCAGACATATTTTGTATGTCCCTTAATACATCTTTAAGACTTACCTCATTCTGACTTGGATTATTCGGGTCTTTAGAAAGAAGTAGAATAACCCTATGCATAAGGTCATCTTTATTATATGCAGCTCTACGAATGGAAAATTTTATGTTATTAAGTTCTGGGAAGAAACAGAACTTAGTACCATTCCTGTCAAAGTTCTCAATTTCTTCAAGATTCTCAATATGCTGATTGCGATATTTTTGATAGAATTCCTGATTACTTTCCCAATATTCTTTCTCATTGTCACTAAGTGGTTGGTTGTCAGAAAGCTTGTCATTAATATCCTGCATACGGAGGATGATGCTACGCTTATCAACAAGATTCATCCTTTCCAATTCTTGAAGGACAACATTTATCATCCCATTCATTGCATCCCCTAAGTCCTTAGAAGCCTTAATGACTTTACATATACGAGAATCAGAAAGAACTGGAATAATAAAATTACCTGCTTTTGGATTGTTGGGATAGATAAGCTCTCTGAACATTAATCTTGAAATATCTTCAGGAGTCCATTCTGAGTATTCCTTCTCATAGTAGCCATCTTTGATAGAAAGCATATCATGTCCAGTGCCTAAGGCAACAGAATCCTCATTATTATAAAGGCTCTCAAGCATAGTGTTCTTAAACTTCCCCTTCTGCTTATCGTAGAACCACTCATAAGGCATATAATTTTCCTCTATGAACTTCTTTCTAGCTGCAAAATTCATATTTGTGAGGTTAGCCAGAGTGACAGACATATAAGAAGGATATGTATAAGAGTACCTTACCTTACCTAAAATACGAGGACTGGATTCCATCTCCTGTTCAGTAACATAATCTCCAAATTTATTGAAGAAATGGCTCCAGGCTGTCTTTGGAGAATCATACTTATGGTATTTTCCCTTTTGAGCCTGCTTGATACCTCTAGAGAGGTTATAAGAAGACTCATACATGTGCTCATTGTCAGGAAGGCCTTCGAGAGAACGTAAAGCATTCTCAAGTTCTCCAATCATTTCAGATATATTGGGATTCTTTCCCTCGTATACCATCCCCCACAAATCAAATACAGGGAATACTATACCTGCTGCCTTCATTACATCAGAAAGGTCTTGCAGACTCTGCTTGACTTCCGCAGGCAGCTGTTCATACATGTCAATAATGGAGCCTGTAGTATTATCATTCTTAACTCTATTGACAGCATCCCAGAAAGGCCTCTCCTTCTTTTTAAGATTGGCAGTTGCAGTTGTTTCCTCATAAATAGTATCATATATATCAGACAGTTTATCAAGAGCCTTTTTAAGATTCTCTGCATTGATTGAACCATCTGCATTATATATCATAGCAATACCAGGGAAGCGGATATTGCCATTGTAATTAGCTACAGCAGCTTTGCTAATACTAACAGAACCAGTAGGCTTGTTCTCATCTACAATAGCACCATTTACCATTGTAGCATAAGAAACAAACTGTTGACAGAAATTAGAATGGAACTGACTGCAGATATTACCTACTTCTGCTACAGTAATTGGATTGTCAACAACAGCTTGTGGGTCTAGTTTACCAAACCTCTTTGTACTATATCCACTCTGTCCTCTTCCTCCAGTTCTATAGGCACTACGAAGTTTTGCAATAATATCATTAGCCCAAGGATACCTTGTCTTCATGCTTTCAAGCACGGGAAATGTAGGCCATCCAAGAGGGTAGTTCTCTTTATTTTTTTCATATTCTTTTCTTTCTGCCTCAGACATTTGTTCTGGAGAAAGAAAAGTAATAAAGTTGTCTATCTCGCCCAAAGACATGTTAGACATTCTGGACATGATAGCAGAATAGATGAATCCTGCATCATAAGTTTGAATCTCTCCAATTGAATCAAATACATAGGCAACTTTGTCCCCAGCATTTAAATCTCTGACAAAAATATTGCCAATAATATTCCTTACACTCCTTGAAAGAGATTTTGAAGGGTCTACTAAGCGATGATTATAAGACCATCCCATCTCAGGACTGTCTTCTCCAGAAGTATCTTCAGCAGCATCATTTTTTTGTTCTGTTGTCTTCTGTGGTTCCGCAGTAAGCTGAGACTGCTTAATTCGTATTCCAGAGAGATTCTCTATTATAGGAATGGCATATCCAAAAATAAGAGGAGAGAAGCCACTGTCCGTAGAATCTACAAGTACTTGACTCTGTTCTTGAGTATGTCCTGGTAATTTAGAAGTAGCTATAACAGCATCTGTAGTCTGTCTAAGAAGCTCTTCAACTCCTATTTCATCAAGAGTGGCCATCTGGCTTGACATCGGGTCACTAAGTTTATTTAGCCTCCTCTTAAGCTTTTCTATTTTCTTTTTATCAGATTCTGCTGCTAGCTGTTCACTAAGTTCTTTTATAAGCCCCTCAGTATTTTTGTCTATAAGAGCAATAAATTTCCTGGCATATAATCTTGACAAATCAGAAAGCTGCCTATCAGTAAACCTTTGTCTAAGTTGCGCTCTAGAACTTTGTAAAGCTCTTGGGTCTAAGTCTATATGCTCTGAAGGAGAAGCATCTACAGGGTCAACTGTAGCAGTTGCTTCTGCAAAGTATTTATTGGCAAGGGCTTCTCTATTACCATGCTCTTTAAGAGAGTTCAATTGCTGTTGCAGATATTCAAAGCATTTTGGAGCATAGCTTTGCATAGCTGCTCTACCAGAGCCAATTTCTCCACTAGGAAGAACAATAGTATATCCCTCATCAATTTTCTTATGCATGTATTCAAAAGCTCTGTCAATGTGAGCTTTGAACTGTGGAAACTGCTCATCATCCCATCTTGCCTGATGAGTCCAGTCACTGCTATGAGTGGTATACAGAGGAACTACAGGATGCTTTTCCCATATCTTATAGTCATAATCATCTGTTGCAGCCTCACTCATTTCAACGGCATATATCTTGCCTTCCTCATATTCATCATTTACCTGCTGGAAGACATCTTCAATGCTACCTCTTATAACAAATGGCTCATGTGTTTCTATCTGAGGTTTCTTAAATCCATTCCTTCGATATACTCCAACATTCTGCTGAGAACCATCAAGCATGGTGACAGCCTTTTCATCAATCTGCTCAAATCCACGAGAAATGATAGTATTAAAATCATCAATCATTTCATTGTCAGCAACATCTTGGTTAAATACAAGTACTTCACCCTCACGCAAAGACATTGCAATAGTTTTAAAAAGACGTTGCTTTTGAACCTTGGAAAATTTTTTATTATATTCAGCAGGGAAGGAGAGGAATAGATTATTAGGGGTAGTACCATCAGCATTAGATTGTCTTTCTAATTTGATAGCATTATTATCATCGAGAATTTCTCCTTCAGAAATAGATTCCTTAGGAGCAAAATACAATGTGTTATTAGCACCAACTTCCTGTCCTTGGGCTGCTTGGATTTTGACTCTTTGCTTGAATTCGCCAAAATCAACAATATCAATAGGGTTATATCTCTGTCTCAATTCCTGGAAATTATCAATGATATAACGTAATGTCTTTACAAATGTTGTATTTTCAGGGTCTCCGTTTCCAAGAATATCTGTCTTAGTATATCCACCCTTAGATAAATAAGTACGAATGATATTTCTTTTGCTTTCTTCAACACGCAATTCATCAGGAAGAGAAGCAAAATCATTTGGCATAATCCACTGGATAAATTTGGCAACAGCACCACGTTGACCCTCAAATGGATTAGAAAAATCATGTACTACTTCACTCATAGCAGCATCATCTTCTAATTTATAAGAGAGTATCATGGATTTATTTGTAGTATCCTGACCACGATTATTCTTACCATTTGCCATCCAAGCTACTTGCTGGTCAGTTTTATCAGCACGACCTATTATTCTGATACCAGAAAATTTTTTAATCTTCTTTACATCCTTAGGAATTTGCTTAGAAGCCTCTACAGCATTTTCTCTTTGTATATCATATTTAGTCTGTACTTTTTCATTTACGGGACTTTTAGGAGTACCCCAGAGCATTTCAGACAGTGCCCTTGCCTGAGACACCGAAGTATCGGCAAACTTATCTGTCAAGACTTCTATCTTCTGCTTCTTTACTTCTTTCCTGAGCTTATTAAAAGTTTCTGGATTTAGTTTCCTCCACAATTTCCACAAAGGTAGGTAGGCATTATTATAAGAATAGTCTTCAGTTGCTCTCCTATCTGTCATAGTAGGCTTATGAGGCATTCTAATTTTTAATATCTTAGATATAGGAGCTTTGCCTTTACCTTCAATTTTGGCAACTACCCTACCTTCTTTATTAATAAGGCTTCCTTTTGGATTACCATTATATCCTTTAACACGTTGATAGGCAGCTTCTATAGAATATCCTCCAATATCAAAAGTCTCTTCCTCTCCTTTTTTCTTTCCCTTGATTGTAATAGTAGTACCTTCAGGAAATACTGCAGACAGAGCTGAGAATTGTTTTCCAAGCTCATCTCCAGCAGAAGAGACTTCAAAAGCTTTCCTACCATGAGCATACTGATCCCACCTTGCAGCTTGCTTCTTCTCTTGTTTAGCCTTGCTTCTAGCAGCTATTTTATCATCTAGCTTCTGTTGTTCTTCTGTTTTAGAAGCTGCAGTCAATTCAGCACTATAAGGCATTCCTACAGCAGTATAAAGACGTTTTAGCTCTTTTTCAAGAATGTCTTTTATTTCTGAACGTTCTTTATCATTAAGTCCAGTAATTTTAGTTTCTGCAAGAATGCCGCCAGCAGGAAGAATAATTTGAGTATAGTTACCAGTATTCCACTCTTCAATAATATCATCTATTTCTTGACGTATAATTCTACTAGCTTCTTCTTTATCAGTATTAGTCCAGCGTCCTTTTTCACGTTTGAATTCTCCATGATACCACTTTTGAGTAGAAATAGGCATCGCATTATCCAAGCCACGAATAACTGCAGACGTCTTTTTCTTTGGGTAGCGTTTTCCTTTACCATACCTTTTGGCGTATTTAGAATCATCGCTAATAGGCATACTTCCAGAATCTCTATCAGTATTATCCGTAAAAATGAACAGCTTATCTTGATTTTCGGGTTTAGCTACCTCATCACGACTCCAGTATCCTGAATAGGCCTGAATTATTGGAGTGGCATCAGCTTCCTCAGGTTGTGAAGGCAAATTTTTTTCTTCAGAGGCTTCTGGTTGTGGCCATTGCTGAAGAATATAATCCGATGTTATATCATTAATAGTGCCACTGTAAGTTTCAGCAATACCTCTTGCTATATTATAGTTGTATCTACTACCAAGAGATTCTTTAACCTCTTGTAAAGCTTGCTTATAATTGGGATTTGTTAAATGGTCCCATTTACAAATTACTGCCATAACAATATTATTAATATTTGCAACAAAGATAATCCTATTAGTGTAACAGTCAAAATGGGTTAATAAAATGGTTACTATTATGATAGTAAAAAAAATCCCTCCCTCCCAACAGGCTAAACCTGAAAGGAAGGAGGGGAAATGCAAAACAATACAACAAAAGAAGAAACTATGTCTTTAAACGAGGATGCATAACTAATTCTGCATCCATATACATAAATGCAAACTGCCGAAGATAATTACATACTCCTTGTTCATTCATTTCTGGATTGATGAACTTTACAAGTTTATGAAACAGCTCATAGTCATCAGCAGTAATGAAGTTGTCTTTAAAGGCAATACGCCTGAAGTAGTTTGTGCCTACTAAAGACTTGAACATGTACTTCACAGCAGTAGAGCTACATGCCTTGTTACCTTTGAAATTCCAATAGGTATCATCAAGTATATACTTTATGCTGTTGGGACAACTCGTATAATCCATAGAAGACAGGGCTTTGAGAGCAGAGAATACAGAATCGTCATCATTGCTTCTGAGCATCTCATATATAGACGAAAGAGACTCAAAGGTAGGCTTGTTATCCTCATTAGACAATGTGGCAAGAATAGTCTTTTCACACACTAGTTTACTTTTAGGAATACCATTGGTAATGATATCCAATATATACTGAGTGTTTTTGTCAAAAACACCTGTCATACCACAATAATCAAGTTGAGCATTAAGAAGCGTGTCTGTAGAAACACCTCTAGAATATTGCTCAAATAGTGACTGTACCTGATAGTCACTGTGCTCTGTAATTATCCTAAATGGAGTTCCCTTTACAAAAGAAGACATTTTACCACGAACATCTTCATTATCAATATTAACAATAAAGACAATATGTTGTTCTTCATTAACAAAAATCATTCTGTATTGCAAGGGAATATGCACATCTCCAAGAGAAGGGACAACCACTACATCAGCCAACCAGGGATTAGTGTTCTTCTTGTATTTTTGTGCAATATGAGTGCGTGGAATAGAACATGAAGGATGCACATAAACTGACTTTGCATTACTTAAAGCTTCCTTGTTTTCTGTAATTTCAAGTGAGAATTTACCATTATCAATAAACTCAGCACTGACAGGAATACAACTTTGCCCAGGATTACCATAGTTGTAATTATAGAAAGAATAATAGGAATTATTATTATTAACCAAAGAAGACTGCCCAAAATAATATGTAGTATAGTCTTCCAAACCATATACTTTTAACATCTTTAATTAGATTATCACTTTATTACGAATACGCGAATTAAGCATGAGCTTAGTAGTCTTAGCAGGAAACTTGGAGATGGTAGTCTTAATGATATGGAACAGCAAATCATCAGAGAACAGCTTGCGAGGATTATCAATAAATTCAAGCAGTCTGTCCTGCACTACGCTTTCCTTGACTCCTTTCTGAGAGAAATAGAACATAATATAGTTCAGCAGTCTAATAGCGAGAATACTTGCAATTTCAGGCTTGAAATGCTCTCCGTCATACACACAGTCATAAATCTTTGGCTCCACAGTCTCCCATTTCTGCATTAGCATATCCTTGGGCTGCACCAGCTTATCAAGCTTCTGAGCAATGAATGTAGTAAAGAGAGTACCTACCACATTGTCCTTGTCATTGAGGAAACATCCCTTGGAAATATTCAGGATAAGAGCCAAAGCCTTGTCATCATTCCAATTGGGAATACCACTTATAGCCTTACAGAAAGTAGTATATGCCCTCGGATTAATGGTCTGCACACTGTTGTGCTTCTTGAAGATTTCCTCGCCATAGAGCAAGCAGAAATTGATTGCCCTGGAATCTACACTGTTGAACTCAGCCCAAGATGCCCAGTCATTGACATTGAGTTTGAGATTAAAGTTAATGAACCTGGTTTTCTGAGCAGAGTCCAAACTTTGTACAGCAAACTCTCCATCATCAGGATTGGTAGTCAGGCAAATGGTGGTATTCTTAGGCAAAGACCAAGAGATATACTTTCCCTCATTGATAAGCTCCATAGTAGCCTGCATAAAGAGTTGAGAGGCTCTAGTATAGTCATCAAGAGCTAGAATACAGCCATTGGGATTCTCTTCTCTTGGAAGCCATGCAGGAGTAGCATAACCCATTCGGGTATTATTAGTCACAGTCACTCCATCAGGAACCCTGTTAAGAAGATTCTCAGGCCACCATTTGGTTTTCATGGTTCCGTCCTTTGTCTTCCATTGCAAAAGAACTTCCTTTTGAGGAAAGCCTACCAAGTCACCTACCTCTTCAAGCTGGGCAAGATTCAGTTTACAGAGAGTCATTCCCCTTTTCTCGGCTACTTGCTGAATTAAAGAGGTCTTTCCAATTCCAGCAGCCCCCTCAATACCTATAGCAATCGGGGTATTGCCTTCTTCTTGTAGTCTCTTGTTATTATCCAAGAGATAATTGAATACATCAGTAAACTCACTGATGGTCATTTCATTTAGTTGATTCATTTTGTCTATTGTTTTTATTTACATATAGTACTGACAAATACCTTGTCATTGAGAGTATACTTATCACTGATTTTATCCTTAAAGAAGAGAATGAGTCTTCCAGCACTGTATATGTAGTCAGAAGCTTCATTATAGTGATATGTTATCTGTCCCTTATCCACTATTATTGCATGACCATATTTGTCTGCATTTCTGTAGAAGTTTCCAACACTTACCCAGGGAGGGTCTTCAGAATCTTTCATAATGGTCATTGAATAGTCACCAAGCTCTACTATCTGCATAACTACTACTTCTTATCATATATCTCACAAGGAACAAAATAAGACATTCCTTCAGACTGTATACACTTGGGATTCTTCATGAATTTCTGGCTCTCAGGCCATTCAAGAAGATAGTATTTTTGTCTGTCCATAATCAGTTATTTTAGGTGTTTATACAAGAACTCTGATATCACTCTTTCTTAGTTTTTTATACTTCCCATTTCCTAAGGGCTCCACATATCCCCTTTCTTTCCATTTTCTTAAAGTGCCATTTGCACTTTTCTGATTAAATCCACCGTTTTTTCTTGTTTCCAGATAGTCCTTATATGTAAATATGCCATCTTTGTCTGATGGAATATATCTAAGTAGATTTTCAGGACCACTTTCACTTCCACTTTTCTTCATGGCTTCTATCAGATGAGGATATTGGAATGCATTCTCACGTATTTTTCTTAGCCGCTCATGGATGTTGTCAAACTCATAAAGAAATATATTAGTGGTATTCCTACAGGCCAAGTGTTGTCCAGAAGCACACTTTATTATAGTAAAATAAGGAATTTTTTCCTTATTGGCAGCTTCGGCAATACTATTATAGGACTTAAGAAACCTTCCTTTTACAGAATAGACACATATCTTTCTGCCTGGGCGTCCACTTTTCTTTTTTCTTTGTTCTTCCTGAAAGTTTTTGAAGTCGCCGAAATCAATAACATTCTCCAAAGTAGTATCTTCAATATTGTTATCAGACTCTTGACAAGTTCTTGAGGGCTTTCCAAACATTTTGCTTACCAGTTTCATAAGAAACACTGTTGAAAAGCATAGAGTGCCCAATGTTAATAGAATGTTCTTTTTCATTGTCATATTGCTTCTTTAGGGATATAGATTGTCTTTCCAGGATACTCTTGATGATAGCCATTAGAAGTAATAACCCACACCATTCCAGAAGGATGCTTTTCAGGCAGACTACATTCTCCATCAGTGAAATAAATAAGAGAGGCATACTCCTTCTTATGCTTGACATAGTAATTTACAGGCGGGTTGAAGTCTGTACCTCCACGCCCCTTGATTGTAGGGATATTCTTACCGTCAAATTCATCAATCTTGCTGATACGGGAATCACATTGAAGGATAGTAACCCTTGCTCCAGCCTTATAGATATACTCAATCTCAGAGAAGAAATCCTGCAGCTCCTTAGTAGAGACAGAACCAGAAGTATCAACAGCCACAAGAATACTTACTTTCTTCTTATGCTGAATGCCTGCTGCCCCGTCAAATCTCTTTGACTGCTTTCTGCGGGTACTCTTGATATTGACATCATAGATAGAGCCCAACAGTCTGCGAAAATATGCCTTCCAATTAAACACCTCAGGCTTCTTCTCACGGAGTTTCTGAATCATCTCCTGTAATTCTGCTGGGATTGTGCCTCTTTGCTTCTCTACCTGCTCTGCTGTACTCTTGACAATATTGACAATATTGTTCTGCATGAGTTGCTTGGTAGCTTCTGGCACATTCTTGAATTCTTTCCATGTATCATGAGAGTCAATAGGCTTCTTGTCTTGTGGAACAAAGTCTGGATATTGAGATTCCTCTTTTTGCCCATTCTCCTTGCTCTCAGGCTGCTTATTTTCTTCAGATGAGGAATTATCCTCTTCTTTCTTTTCATTGCTCTGAGAAGCTTGAGATTGACTCTCACTATCTCCTTGACCACCATTGCATGGCTTCTGAGGGGATTTAGCCTGTTGTTTCTGCTGATTCTGATTCTGTGTCAGTGCCTCATAGTATGCTTTAGTTCCCAAGCCATTCTGCAGACCAATATCTGAAGCTTTGCAGGCACTCTTAGGAAGATTCTCTATATAGGAATTTACTTCCATGTCAGCAGATACATTGAAGAGCATCGGGTTAGAGAAAGAATCAGAAATAAACATGTGTTGAAGGCAGATATGAGACAACTCATGAGTCAGGAGAGCTATTTGTTCATCATCAGTATGCTCAGCCCAAAAATCTGGATTGATACACAACTCACAATTAATGCCTTTTTTCTTGACACATAATGTTGGTATGCTTGTATCTATCTTCTTAGGCAGACTTAGGCAAAACAAGCCATAGAAAGGACTCTTTACAAGTAATCGCTTAAAAGCTTTTTCTATTTCCATACTTAATGATGATTATTTCCGAAGACTGTCTGCACAGAATTCATTCTCTTCTCTACATCCGTAGTTCTGCTATCAAGGACAATTACAAACATGGATACAACAAAAGAGATGATTAAGAGAAAAATGAGGATTGCCTCATTTAGATTAGATTTTTTCATAATTTTATTTATTAAGTTAAACTACAAAATAATTACTACTGTTGTTTTTGATGGTCTTTTATAACCGCATCTATAAAAGCAACAAGTTCTTGGGTAGTGTAGGTCTTTTCACCCACTTCTATCAATGTTTTCTTGATACACTCAAGACTATCTAAAGCTCCTTTAAGATGTGCATCTTTTAAAACTTGCTTATATTGTTCTATCATAATTTATTTGTTTTTACCTTATATTTACATAATAATTCCCGTTGTTGTCTTGACTCAGTTCAAGACTATTCAGATTATCAGACACCCCGTTGTATATGACTGGGATGTCTGCATTAGATACTTGCCTGCCTATGAAGGTAGCTTTTTCAATTAGTTGTGTTAGAGTCATACACTTTATAAACTTTTTTCAAAAATAGTTTCACACATTCTTTATTCAAGTTCTGACAGTTGTTGGCACAATAATCATCCGTCAACTCTTCTATCATCTGTTCACAGATATAATCATTTGATTCCTGCGTCTCCACGATGAAATCAATAGCCTTGTCTAATAATTCTTCTTGTGTCATACTGCTCCAATACTCCTTAACCATGTATAGAAACTTACTGCGGGCTGTCCATCACGGGTTCTTATAACAGCCCTTTGATACTCCCTGTATAATTCTTCTTCTGTCATGGCTCAAACTTTTGTCCAGTTAATAACTCCCAACAGTTCTTAAATCCCTCTTGGTAAGCGTCCATAATAAGGCTTGTTACTTGTGCTACAATAGGTTTGACTTTATCATAGCCCTCTTGCATTTTCTTTCTTACTTCTTCTTGTTCCATAATCAAATCAAATTTTCAAGTGAATATTTTAATGCTGCTTCAACTGCTTCTTCGTATGTGTTAAATCCTGTCTCATTTTCTGCATGATAATATTTTGGTTCTGGATAATCATATTCAACAGTTTCTTTTAAATCTATTATCTGAAAAAACCATTTCAAATCAATATCATAACCAATATCACAATGTTTGTTATGCACTTCCCTCAACCACTTCATTGCCATTTGATGAGTCGGAGCGGAGCATAAAAATCCTTCATCCACAAAATCATTGTTATAGGGTTGAGCTGTCCACTCTTCAAGCATAACAATGGGGTTGTCGTTATCATCAAATTCATAATGATAGCCACCTCTGCATTTCTCATTAAATCCTTTCTCTTTGAGTAGCTTTGCCACTTCATAAGAGCAATAATCTTCCTTTACCATATCAGTCGAAATAATCTTTGTTAATAAAATATACACACCCGTCAGTCACTGGCTTCTCAGGTTGGTAGAGGGTGACATACGGTGCTGCACTATACTTTGCATTTTGCCAAAGCCAATAGCGATAGCATTGGTCTTTCTTCTTGCATTGGTCTTGGGCGCAGTGCATCATGTCTCCATTATATTGCGGCATTGTTTATTCTCCTATCAAGTTTGCTTTCATAGTTCAATTTCTTTTTCAATTCCACAAAGTCTCATGGCGTGTTGCAGTTCATGGACATATATGTTTTCGGAAAAAATGAAAGCCATGCGCCTATCAAAACCTTGGTCGTCAATGGTAATCATCCCACCGTCTGACTCATTTGGGAACATAACTTTTATTTCGCCATTACCTTCATCCCATACCCATCCTTTATCTTCTTCGGATAGTTGGGCAATAGTGTTACTTGCCAAATCTTCTTCGCTGGATGTGTAGCCATAATAAAACCCATTCTTTTCAAGGATTTCCAGAGTGAGGCATATAGGTTCTATTACCTCAATATAAGAACTCTCATTAAAAGTGGTTTCAATAATTCCATCACAAGTAATTGATGTTATTTGGGCAATATTTTTACCATCCATTACCCAATCACCAATCATTAGTTCATTTGCTTTCATATTCCTTCCTCCATTAAATAGTTTCTATATTGATACTTGCCACACTTGCTACATTTCCACTCACTACGTTTCCATCCTACATATCTAATCTCATCTCCATAGATATTGCGGATGAATTTGTAATCATGTTTACAAAATAGTCTTTTTATGATATTCATAGTTTATTCCTCCATTGCTTTTTTAAAATCTTCAATAAACTCATCCGTTAAATAACCACTTAGACACGGGTCTTCACACCCAATAAGAGGGTGGTCTTTATTTTCTTTCAACCACTCGCAAGCCTTCTCTTTCTGCCAGTTAGCACCAGCCTTGAAAGATTGTGCTGTTTGAACAGGAAGATATTTGTCTTGGGCATACTTTGTAGCTGCTTCTTCCAGAGTTTCTCCGTTATGGGGATTCCCATGTCGGCTGATTTCTAAGGAGTTAGAGCTATCCCACACAGTTTTTACACCAATATCACCTTTAGGGTCTCCCAAGTCAACGCCTATCTCTTTCACTTCAAGGGTATCAATGATACTCTCAGCTATACCCAAACCATAATAGTAACCATCTTCCCACGGACATTGTGGGTCATGCGATGGGGCTGGACTATCTATTGCTTTCTCTATCTCCGCTACTAAAGCGGTTTTGTCTATGTACTGAGCCATAACTTATTCTCCTTTCATATAGTTTTTAAAATCTTCAATTACTTCACTTCTAAGAACGCCCATAAACAAATGTGGGTATGTTTCAATAAACTCGCAAGCCTTCTCAATAAAGGCATCAACAGGAACATATTCCACAAAGTTCTCAATTCCTTCACACTCTATCTCTTGTGCAAATTCATATTGATAAGCACTTACTATATCTCCTGTATTATACTTGGTATCTTTGTGTAACCAAATTTTATCTGGCATTTGACTCATAGCTTACTCTCCTTTTAGTTTCTTTAAATCGTTGTAAAGTGAGGTCAAAGTTTCACTTGGTGCGAAATTATCGTTATACCAATCATATACTTGTTCAAAAGCATGAATCTGCTCATCACTCGGCTTCCAAGTGTATCTTTCTTTAAGTGATTTGAGCCAATTAACCATAGTGTCCCATTTATAACAGGCTTCGATAGCTTCAATACAACTATTCAGTTCCTTCTCATCCTCTTCGCTCCAAGCAGGTCTATCATACATTGCTTCCTTTGCTTCTGCTGAAATCATACGCTGAGAAATCTTCTTCAACTGTTTATTTTCAGTATCCCATTCATAACCTGCTTCTTTCATTTTTGTAAAGAGAAGGTCACGTTGTTCTTTGGTAGCAGGTATAAATTCATTACTATCCCATGCAGAATATTGACGAGGACAAAAACCTTCCTTTTTGTTAAAACTAACATGTGAAGTTAAAAGTAGGTCTATTACAGAATGACTTTTGTATATTAATATATCCTCTTTATCTTTAGAAGCAAGCACATCACCATCCTTTGCATCAGAAATATCCCACAACTTGAAATTCTTATGAACATCATTAAATGTAAAAGTTACTCGTCTACCTTTCAACTCTTCGCAAACATAATAATCCTTTATTTCAGTTACAAGATATGTATTATGCTTGAAACCTTCTGCATTTCTAATTATCCAATCACCTTCATGAAACTTCGGTTTAACCTTATCAGCAAGTTTCTGCTCGCCTTGCTTTTCAAGCCAAGCAAGAATATTGTCGGTTGGTATTCCGTAGAATGTCTTAATGCCACATTCTTCTTGTTCTTTGTATCTTTTGAAGTAATCAATCAATACTTTCCTTATCTTTTCATCCTCGCTCTTTTTGAGTTCTGGAAAAAGACTTTCCAACACATATCTTTGGTCAGCATTGGCTGTTTCATAAAGCCTTTTGGCTTTTTCTAATTTTTCTTTGTAGTCCATAATTATACAAATTTATTTTTAAACTTATTACATGCTTTCGTACATAGCTTTACACAGTAATGTCTTGGGTATTTCTTGCCTCAAGTCCTTGCTCCACATAAATACATTCCTCTTACTTGCGGATGATTTATAAGATGCTCACAGTTCCTGCATCTTGGCTCTTGCTTCTTTGCTTCTTGTGCAAGTTCATACCTCCGCTTTATTTCGGCACGGAGTTCTTCTATCGGATAGTCTTTTAGTTCCATAGTCACAAAAGTTTTTGTTCGTGTAACTTCAAAATCATAGCAACGCAAGCATCAACAAAGCTGTCTGCCTCTGTTGTAATGTCATGCATGGGATGGAGCAGTTCTCCTTCTTCATCATCGTAGTAACAAACACTCATTGTCACTCCATGCTCATCAGCTTCTATATTAGGGAAGAAGTCTATCTCACGCAGATAATTGAGCAATACAGCAAGACTCCAGCAAGGGAGTAGCTTGGCATTTCTATCTTTAAATTCATTAAATGAATAACATTCTGGTATGTCGAAAAATCCAGAATTACTCATAGAGTCAATATCCATTATTGGTATATATATCATATCTGCACTCTCAAGTGGCAGGAACTCTGCCAGCTTCTTTGACTGTTCTAAATCTGTATAACTTTTCATTGTCAGTCCTCCTCATTTAAAAGGTCTAATAAGCTTTTGCATTCTGGTAATTCTTCAAGTTTATTACCATAGGCATCATAGTATGTAATAATAGCTGTTCCTAAAGCATTCTTATGCTCATATACTCTCCTGCATCCACATGTAACACATTTCTGATGTCTTCTGTCTGGATCATTGCGAAATGAGTGTTTGCTATTTTGCATTTTCTTTTGATTATGCTTTGTTATCATTGCTTCATGATAGATGAAACGCTGAAAGTCTTTTTTGATTTCTTCTTCAGAGATGCTCATTCTTCTATTACTTCATAGTCATCTTCATTCCAATCCTGGCATTCTTCAATAAGTTCCTTCATGTATAAATGGCCAATATGAGTAGTGCCTTGTTCTAAGAGATGTTTGGCAAGTGTCTCACAAGCATTAATGATATCTAATGGAGTCATGGCTACATCCTTATATGCTTGTTTCCAATTGGTTTCACTAGTATCATCTGGATCCTGCCATCCATAGGCACAGCATCCTCTTTCATCATCAGGCTCATAGTCTACTCCTGAAGCACCAGGAATATAATCATTTGTCCATATAGAAGTAGTTTTACTGAGAGTCTGAGAACATGTTACCTCAAACTCTTTATCAGGTACATCTACTTGGTTATATGGAGCTGAAGGGTCTAAGTAAGCTCCTGCGGGGTAGTAATCTGCTTCACTCATAGGTCATATATATCTAAGTCCTGATTAATTTCATGGGCTTCCTTAATAGCCCAAAAGAACACACCCAAGCCAAGGAGCTGAAGAGCTCCTAAGATAATTAAGAATATTTTCATTGGTCTTCTCCTCCAAGTTTTCTATATTTTTCAAGATACCATAAAGCCTTATCAATATCTTCGTTACCTCCCTTAGAAGATGCTCTCCAGATATATTTCATAGCATTGAGTTTACAAAAGATAGCAGTCTCATAAACTCCAAAGGCAGCTTGCATAGCTGTAATACAGTCTATGTTAAGATTGGCTGTCATAGACTGGTAGTGAGAAGGATTGTTAACCATGTCCTCCTCATCCAATACCTTATGAGCATCTCTTATCTTTTTCCACTCTTCAAAAGCTGTATCTGGCTTTGCATTCTCATCAGTGTTAAACACAATGGACTTGATGTTGTCAGTATTATACTGATTCATTTGTTTCAGGTGTTTGTTCATACTACTGCTGTAATTTGGCCAAAGCCATTTTGTTTCATTTTAGCATTCACATAGTTCTTTCTAAGCATAGAAAGCTGTTGTATTATTTCCTTAGTAGTCCATTCATTCTCTATAGGTACAAAGGGAGTTCCATTATAGGCAATGAAGAGGGAATCATCAAAGTCTTCCACAGTGATGATTTCCTCAGCTTGCTTCTGAATATCAGCCTGACGTTGAGTCTGGTGTCTCTTTCTGATACTTCTGATAAATTCCATAATTAATCCTGATAAAGATTTTCTATAGCCTCCTTAATTTCAATAAGACATCCTTCAATGCCTGTTGTAGGCTGGTCTTCAGGGTCAAAGAATCTTGTTCTTCCGTCATTCCAAAATTTTTCTAATGCATCTGCAAGCTCTTCTGCAGTAATTGCCGCATTTTTTGCAGCTATTTCTCTTACACGCTGTGTATCACTAACATCGCTAAAATGTTGTTGTGCATCACTGTATGTCTTAGTAATTAACGCGATGCTTGCTTTGGCAATAAAATCCTTGCGTAACATAATTATAAATTTAAATGATTAATAATGTTTTTTGTTAATGTTTCCAATGGTCAGCAATATCAGGCTTTGCTGGTATGGGCAGCTTTGTACAAACAAGAGCAGCAGCTTCTTCCATACATTTGCTCTGAATATAGGGGACACTATCCTTCAGCTCCTCAGGGAATATAACATTGCTCTCATCATGTACCAAGGCAGCAAGTTCAACTATTCCAAAGAATCCATGACTGACAATCCACTTAAAGAAATTGGTCATAGCTATCTTCAGAATGACAATACCTGAGCCTTGAGTCACAGAATTGAGTGCCATTCTATCCCACTTAGAAGCTGCACGGAAATGCATTGATACCTCTCTGGCTATTGCATCACCAGTACCCTTATGCTTAGTCCTGTATTCCTCCCAGAATTCCTGGGTAAAGGATTTCTGTCTTTCAAGCCACTCCTTGTGGTCCCACCAATACATCTTATGTCCTGAGTATTTGCACATAAGGATATAGCCATTCTTGCGTACAAAGTCAGAGCCTTTCTTCTTGAAATCAGCAATGCCCTTAAAGCCATTCCAATAGTCTTCAGCAATCTGCTCTGCTTCCTCTATGGAGCATCCGAGAGCTCCCTGAATAGCAAAGGCAGAACCCCCAAACTGCATGGCAAATTCAGGGCCTTTAGCCTTCTTTCTGAGGTCTGGTCTGAGACTTGCAATGTCCTTCACATCTACATTTTCAAGTTCCTTTGGGAAACAGAACTTGGCTACCAGGGAATGAATGTCTCCAGAACCATGAAGATACTCATCAATCATGGCAGGCTCATTGTAGATGTCTGCTCCAAGACGAGATTCAAGGGCACTGTAGTCACAGGAAGACCATAGATAGCCTTCAGGAGCTGTGAAGCAAGCCCTTGTTACTTCGTCGGAAGGCAACTGCTGAATATTAGGATAGGTGCAATCCTTTGGGCTAATGTGCTTGTATTTAGCCAAGTCAGTATTCTGCTGTTGTGAGCCACAAGACATTCTGCCTGATGCAGCACCAAGCTGACGATATACAGTATGTATTCTGTCAGTCTTAGGATTGACAGCATTGAGATGACCCTGACCAAAGGAAGTGACCACCTTGAAATGCTCCTGATAATCAAAATAGAGTTTGAGGAACTCATCACAGATGCCTTTCTGAGATTTGAGATGCTTCTCAAGAACAGAATCCTTGTCTTCACCTGTCTTTTTGTCCTTTACCTGAGTATCAAACCCCAAGTCTTTGGCTATCTTTACTACCTGCTGTGAACTTGACCAATTCACTGTACATTTAGGAGTCAAGTCAAACCCACTGAATAGGTCACCCTGCCTATTAATGTAGGTATATTTCTGAAGCTTGGGAGTAGCAATGACAAAAGAATCAAGGGCATTTTTGGCAATATCAAGCTTCTTCTTGTCCTCTACCATCTTTGCCTTCCACTTCTCTTGGTCAAGATGAATACCACACCATTCAAGATAGGCAATGACTGGCACAAAATCACATTCAATCTTAGCAGCTTTGAGAAGCTCCTGTCTTCTGAGGTCTTTCAGCTGAGAATGCATGATTTGCTCCAAGTAAGTGACATCTCCAGCAGCATAGTTAATGACAGAAGCATCCAAGCCTCTCCATATAATCTCACCTCTGACAGTCTTGTCAATATCAATGCTAAGCCTCCTGTGTGCAATCTCCTTAAGAGAGTAGGATATCTGCCCAGAAGGGTAGCCAAGATGAAGGAGCTGCTCTACTATCATGGTATCATATATCTTTTGGGGAATGATTCCATAGTTATAGAAGAACTGCAAATCAAACTTGGCATTCTGGAATATCAGTGTACGTGATTCCAAAAGACCCTTATAGAGCATGATATCAGTGGTAGATGTATCAACAACTATCCTTGCATCAGAAGCATCATTACCAAACTGCACACAGAGGAAATCACAAAGATGAGGGTCTCTTCCAGAAGTTTCAGAGTCAACCTGAATGACTTTCCAGTTCTCCATCATCCTTAGTGACTCACTTGCAAAAATGATGATATAGGAGCCGTCAAAGAGTTCTTGTTGTGTAGTTACGAAATAAATCATACTATAAGTACATGATTCTCAAAGTCAATCCTGCAGTTGTTGCTATCGAAGAAAGAAGAGCCCAAGAGGCCGTGCATCTCAATATTGTAGAGACTTCTGAAACTGGCAAAGTCTTCATGCTCTGTCAGATAGAATTCCTCAGAAACCTTCTTCTTGCCAATGTTGAAGTCAATGACAATGCAGCCTGCTTCTACGGAGTCAGGAGTGAGAGCACTGAGAGAAATCTTATTTTCAGATTTCTTATAGAGCAGCTCAGCATCCTTGATAGAAGGCTTATTGAGCATTGAGACACCGCAGCCAGTATCAACAATCATGTTGAACAGGTTTCCCTGAATATCAATAGTAACATAGGGAATGTCTGTCTTATCAAAGTTCTCGAAAGCAAACACTGTAGGACTCTTACCAAAGGTTATGATGAGCACTGCTACAATGAACAGTGCCCATAAAGATAACAATACATAAGTCATACGCCAGTACTTCCAAGTCCACCACGTACCTCATTATCAAGGTTTTCTACTTCCACAAACTCAATTCCAGAAGACAGCAGCCACTTAAGCTTCTGCCAGACAGTAGCCTTTTGGGAAAGCTGAATCCTGAATTGGCAAATGCGGGAATTTGCTGCAATGGAAGTCTTGCGGAGAGTGATTGCAGGAAACATCCACTCATCAGAGTCTGAGCAATAGGAATTGTCAATAACCCCGATTCCATTAGCTTGCATGATGCCCATCTTCTTAGGAGCAGAGCTTCTTGCAGCCATGATGGCCTCAAATCCCTTGGGGAGCTGCATGGCAATTCCGAGAGGAATATAGGTAACTTCTGTTACTACATCACGATGCTTCACATCATGTCCCTTGAGGGTACCTGCCTGAGGAGCATTGAGAACAAATTCCTTAGAAGAGGATAGGTCTACCCAATCTCCTTTTTTAATTACCTTAGGAAGAGCAACAATACTTCCCTCATTAGCAATTCTCTTAACTTTAATTTTCAATTTCATTTTCAACTATTATTACTGTTAACTATAGGTTTACCATCCTTTCCATACCTTTTTTTCTTAGGCTTTCTGAGATGCAGTTTCCTTGAGTACTTCCACACGTCAGTATTCTTATAGGTATTTCTCAGTGCCTCTACTATAGTGGAATCATATATAGTAGGAGTAAGACTATACTTACAATATCCTATATACTTGAGGTAAGAGGTATTCTGCATCTCATCTGGTGTAAGATTTATACGCACATTGGTAGTTACAATTCTGTCATCCTTTATGTCTATTCCCATGAGAAGAATAAACCATGATTTCTCTTTTCTTACCTTGATTGGAGCCTTGGCAGCTACCAGCAGATAGTCACCCCAACAATTGGTACTGTCTATGTTATAGAGTATATCACCCTCATTGACAGACCTGCAGAAGTCATTGTACTTTTCAAAGGTATCCCTGAGAACATCCTTGTTGCTACTTATTTCTGTGCTGTTCTCTCTATCCATGCTGAGATATTATTAATGCCTTTTACTACTATTCCAGAAGGGACAACAGGTTTAAACTGCAGATAGTTAGAGAGTTCATTACCAATAGTGCAAGGATCACGCATGACAGTATTGCCAATCCTGATTTCACCCTGAGACTGTGTTTTGTCAAACAGCCATACAAGAGGATTAGGATTGTCAACGTTGTTTACCACAATAAACCTGAAGTCCTCCAAGGTAAAATCCTTATAATAATCATCCCTGTCCATAGCTTTTCTGATAAGCCTCCAGTATAACCTTGCCTGACACTGATATCCCCAAGTGATAAAGGACTTATAAAAGTCATATTCCCTGTGGGCAGATGTCTTCAAGTCACATGGAATTACTTTCTTGTTCTTATGGTCAACTATAAGCAGGTCAGCCATTCCACGATACTCAACACCATCAAGAGTATCCTTGAACTTAAGCTGATAGTATCTCTCTATATCATCAAAGGGATTATCCTCACAGAAATAGTTATGAGTCTGTGGAGAGTCTTTCAGTGCCCTTACACAGGCAAATACCTTGTTATAAGTTTCCTGTGACACAATTTTCTTGTCTCCAGCCATGAACATAGTCTGATAGTACTGCTGTCCTTTTTCCCTTATAACCTTGCATCTTGTCTCAGGCTTCCATCTCTGCTGGTATCCAGACTGAGAAATGATTGGCATCAGACAGGAATCTGGAATGTCATTGATATTGGTGTAGGAGTTATGGAACTGACTATATACCTCCTTGACAATGGGCTCAATGGAAGGCTCCATGTTAGGTATGTTGGCTACTATATACTGCTCATTGAAAGCTTTCTCGCTGTCAGTAATCAGACAATCGACCATAGAGCCGAAAGACAGTGAAGGAGTCTCTACATGCTCAAACAGCTTGTCAAGATTCTCAAAGCCCTCTCTCTCATATTTGGTGAGAGTGGACTGAGACAATGCAGGGTCTTGGCGGTATACAGGCTCTGGAACTTGCCAGCTAATTTCAGTTAGTCTTTTACGAGTACTCATTATTAATTATCTTTGCGAACTCTGTTGACATAAAGTTTATTGATGATTTTAACAACCTCAAAAGGAGCAGAGAGAGCCCACATCTTTTCTTCAAATGCTGGACAACCATTTTCATTATGTTCCCTCTTCCACTTTTCATTGTTCTTCTCAAGACTTACAAATTCTTTTTTCATCGTAGACCCATACTCGTCAAGAAGTACTTCAAGTTTTTCTGCAAACTGGCCAAGAATTTCTGTTACATCCTGATAGTCAGTAGACTTGTTGTTTGTGCTTTTGCCAAAAGCGTAATTTCCAAAATTGCTCATGTTTTATTTTTTATTTTGTTAATAATTTCTATTGCAGCCTTAAGCTGTCTTTTGTTGTGAATCTCAAAGAATGCGCTGTCAGGACAATTATCATCAAGCCAAGAGCGGAATAGCTTCTTTACATAGGCATACCTTTCATTGGCATAGCCCTTAACCTCTATGATAATAAAGGTGTTTCCTACAGTAAAAGTGAAATCGGGAGTGTACTTAATGCTCTGTGCCTTATAGCTGTTGAGTTCCCAGGCATCCCTGTGCAGCTTTCTGTTGTTGTGCATGTCATAGCAGGGAACATTGAACTTCCTGCCTTTCCACACCTCATAGGTATGCTTCTCATACTGAGGATTGAATCCCTCTTCCTTCAGTGCTTTATAGGCAGTGACTTCCAAAGTACTCTTGAACTGAATGTTGTCATAGAACAGCGGAGTTGCATTCTTGACTTTCTTATTCATCACCTACTTCATCTGCTGATTCCTCCTTCTTTCTTGCAGCCAACTCAGAAAACAAGTCAGCAAGTTCTTCAACATTCTTTACTGTAAAAGTACCTTCCTTTAAGGATACCTTTACTTCTGTGTATACCTTTTCAATCAGGTTTATTGCCTTGTTGTTGTTATTTTCCATTATACAAATAAAGGTTTAATTGTTTTTATAAATTCATCTTTTCCCTTTAGCTTATAGAAATCAGAGATGTCCTTTCCACCATCAAATAGTGGCAATACTACATTCTGAAATCCTGTAAGGGCTGAGAAGTTCTCAGCATCCTTCAGCCCTGGAGCATCATTGTCAAAACACACGAATATCTTTTTGTATCTTGACTTTAGTACCTGCTGTGCTGTCTCAGACATTCCTGTAGTCTCTGACTGCACATAGACAGCAGGTATCTTGGTATTTGCCCACAGACAAAGAGCATCCTTAAGAGAAGAGCATATCACAAGCCTCTTTCCACTCTCAGGAATCTTTGTCCACAGTCCCACTACAGAGCCGTCATTCTTGTTTGACCACTTGTAAAGCTTTGAGAAGGGCTGGTAAATCTTCAAGGTAACCTTATCCTCCTTTCTCTCCACAAATGCATAGGCATACTTTGCAGCGGGGAACACATACCTCTTACCCTCTTTATAGACAATCTTGTACTCTATGGGATATACCTCGGCATACTTCAGCCAAGAGACAGATATTCCAAAGGATTTCCAGTACTCTATGTCATGTTCCTTCCACTCCCTTATCTTCACTCTTATGTCAGATGATGAGCGAGAGGAAAATTTTTTACCCAAGGAGGGAGTTGCATGGAAAGCAGAGTGCATGGAGGCATATCTGAATGATTTCTCCTTGCCAATCATCCTAATCACCTCAGGGAAAGGCAGTTTAAGGTAGCTCTGAAGAAGATTATATATATCCCCGTGTTCTCCAGTAGCATAGTCAATAAACTTTACCTTTTCCCCATCAGGTGAATAGATTGAAAATGAAGGATGGTTATCTTTTCTTAAGGGTGAGTTGATAAGAACAGGAAGTGAAGTAATGCCAAAGTAATGGGCAAGGATATCTCCTTGAGATACCCTGTCCATTATCTGGTTCACACTTTCACTTGAGTTTGCTCTCATGCTACGTCTGCAAAGGGGTCATCACTACTTGGTGAGTCAAAAGGAAGGTCATCCTCAAGGGCAGCTCCTGCTGCAAAGGGGTCTTCCACAGGCTTAGAGAGGTCAGTCTCCTTGACATTGGCATTATACTCATGGATATCCTGAATGATACCAATGGGGTCATCAGAATATACTTCATTCTGCAGGGCTCCAGCATTCTTACGACCTTCAATATCATCCTTGAGGCGAGTATAGGAATTAGAGCCATTGCGAAGGACAATGCGAGTATATGCAGAGCCATGCTGCTTACCCTCATTATCAGTTCTTACGCCAAGGAGAACCTTAACCCTGTTGGTAGGCATCATCTTACAAACCTCCTTCAGTTCAGAGATATCACCCTTGAAATAGTCCTTAATCTTGCTCAGATTGCCCTCACAATCCTCAGGATGGGGATTGGTTACCCAAGTAGATGTATTACTATTCCATGTGTCAATAGGAGTCACATTGAGATAGTTCAGAATAAACTGAGTCAGTTCATCTTCACCTCTGAATGCTGGACGATAGTCACTGTCAAGCTTTGCAGGACCATTCTTATAGACAGGAATCTGATGATTCTTGCACTGCTCAATGGTTACCCATGCAGTCCTTCCATACTTGTCAATGACTTGTACCTTGGACTTGTCCTTGTTATAGAAATAGCGGGAATCAATGAAGAAGTTGATGGTAGTCTTGAAAGGCTCCTGCAGAGCAGCATTAGTCTTATTGGGCTTACCATCTTCATATTCCCTGTCAGCCTGAATCATGAAACTGACTCTCAACTGCTTATAAGCCTTGCCCTCATCATCAGTCTTGTCTGCAAGATACTTAGGGTCATTTGTAACTTCCCTACCATAGAACTTGGAAAGCTCTTCCTTAGTAGGATTAACACCAAGTACACGGAAACTGCCTACACCGATGTACTGTTTAAATTCACCGCCTCCAGTGCTGGAGGCATTTGCTTTGATTGCCATATAAATAAACTAATTAAAAGGATTATACGATGAAAAGGGAGATTCTAAGACTGCATTAGGGGTCAATACAGGAACTCTTCTCCCTATGTTCTTTACTCTCTCTTAAGCCCAGGGATTGTCATTGATGTCTACATCCCTGTCAGCATCAAAGTCATTGCCAGCAGGAGGCATCTCCATATTGATAAGCTCCTGAGGAGCTTCCTCTGCTGTGGGAGGAACTACAGTCTCAGGATACTTCAGAATATAGCGGGTTTGGATAATCTCCTTACCAGTCTTCTGGTCAAATTTGCCAGTCTTGACAACCTCACGCTGTACCAAGTCCTCAGTAGTATAGCCGCCAGTCATCTCCTTGATAGGGCCTTGGAAGGCATCAATCATGGGTTGGAGAGCCTTCTTTTCTGCCTCAAGCTCTGCAATCTTGGCATCAATGCGCTCTTTCTTGGTTACAAACGTTGCTACATTCTGTGCAGTTCTCTTAATAGCTGCAATCTCAATCTTTGAAAATTTCTTTTCCATTTTGTTGTTTGGTTTTAGGTTAAAATAATATGTTTGTTGTTTTGGGGTTTATTCTCCATAGTATTCATGCATCTTGTCAAGCACAAATTGTAGAGAGTTGGGGATAAAATCTTCTTCAAACATCTCTGCAGGACTCTTGGCTGGAATCTCAATGCCATTTACCTTCATGGGATGAGTCCAGAATCCAAACTCAGGCTTGCCTTTGTCATCATACTTGGGCTGTGCAAAGAGAGTGATGGATACTGATTCAAGGGGATTATACATTTTATCCAGAAGCTTACCTACAGTAGATGCCTTATAGCCAATAACAGAGCCATCAGCTTCCACAGTCTCAGTATGAAGCATCATAAAGACAGTAATATCATTACGAAGGCTATTACCATCAGCAATAATTCTTCTGAAGTGGTCTGCAAGCTCATTGTATTTGTTGAATCCTGTCTCCTTACTTCTATCAAAGAATTCTGTACGCATAATATAGATGGCATCATCAATGACGATGTTATGAATATTAGGCATTTTCGTAGAAATAGACTGCATCATTGATGAGATGGAGTCCCACTTAGCAGACTGAATAAGATTTTTCTTTTCCCTTGTGTAGTTAGCACGGGAACCCTTAAACGGCAAATCCTTACCTAAGACATTCAAGATTACTGTCTCTTCAGGATTGAGGGTCTTAATAGAAGTGGATTTGCCAGTACCACTTGACCCAAGGACAATTACTAAATTACTCATGTTTAAAAATACGTTTTATGATTGACATACATAGGGCAGGTGTTTTCTTTGGAGGATTCTTGAGATTTTTACAATAGTTGTATATTTTATCTATTGCAGCCTTATCATCAGGCTTGGGAAGCTCCTTGAAATCACATACAGCACCATCAAACCACAGGGGAAGTATTCCCCCCATCTCACCATTTCTATTGACTATCACTTCAAGAAACCTGATATGGTCCTTAAGTATGGTGATATCATAGCCGAAATACTCTGTGATACCAAACCTGACAGGAGAAAACAGTCCTAAGACTATATCAGCATCCCTTGATACATACTTACTATCACCAAGACCAGCTACTGATGGCCTTACTCTACCCAGCTTAAAGCTCTCATTACCTTCAGACTCAAAAGCCTGTTGCTGAATGAGAATGGGAGAATAATGGTATCTGTTACGCAGATACTTGGCACAATACTCTGAGAGCTTGTCAATAGACTGCTTGAGATTCATTCCCCTCTCAGTATCTATGAGATTGACAGTATCAATGATTATCATGCGGTACTCATCAGGATTATCCTGCTCATAGGAATCGAATACCTCTACATCTTGAGGCTGTCCAAGTTCATCCTTGATTTGAATTGTCTTCTTATGCACTGTACCATGCTCTTCAGCATATTGCTTACAGTACTTATAGATGCCTGTTGGATTAGGGGACTCAGTAGGAAATATGACATGTTCCTCAAAGTATTCAAGCAAGTCCTGCATATCAAACTGTCTTAGTCTGTCCACTATTTTCTCATCAAGTGCCTGAGTGGTTGACCTGAGTTCCTTTGGGCTGACCCTTATTTTTTCCTTGCTTGCCTTGAATAATAGCCAGGACATGAATCTCTGCATGATTCTCTCCTTTGTCTCCTCAAGAGGGAAATAGATGATTTTGAAGTCAAGCTTCTCCTTGGCAAAGTAAGAATACATGATAACCTTATATATAAAGGTATAGGAGCAGAATTGACTTTTGCCTCCCTTTGTGAAGGAGGTTATACAGTACATTGTATCCTGCTCTATTCCACAAAAGTCCTCAGTGAATCTCTTGAATGGAGATGGAATGCAATTGACTCCTCCATCCAGAACTCTCTGCCTTTTGTTCTCTATCTCCTGGATAGTCTTGTTATACAACTCTCCCATAATATTACTTAAGTTCTATATCCCAATCTTTTTTAAGATTTGCTTGTTGAGGATTACTTCTAACATCTTCAATATAAGAAAGGAAATCTCTTGTTCTTTCGACTTCTCCTCCTTTCATTAGATTTTTACAAATAAAATACATAAGTACTCGCATTGTAGTGTAATCCCCATTAAAGCTGTTTACATAGTTCTTTGTAGCAGCAATGGCTTCTTCATCGGTAAATTCAGAAAGAGCATATACTTTTAAAAGCTTTTCTGTTATAGTAGCTACATTTCCTCTCCACTTAAGAGAAGTTCCTGGTTTAGTTCCAAGTGGATATATTTCCATTAATTTTGGAGCCAATTCTTCAAATCTCTTTTTTAGATTTCTATTAGAAACTACTTTTTGTACTTTTGGATCTTGTACACAGTTTTCAGCAAGGGCCTGTCTGCCTCTTTCCACTAATGTCCAACAAGTATGTTGGAAAGGTGGCTCCTGACTAAAATCAGTAGCATAGATAGAGGACACAATAAATCCCTTTTTCTCAAGACTATTAAGAATATCTGAAATATCCGTGTCTTTTACTTCAAGTACTGTTCTGGTCCTTTCTAACTTCTTATCATACAATAATAGAAGCATAGCCAATTCATACAGCTTAAGAGTGTCTAAATTTTCAGTATCAATAATCATAGTTTTTTAATATTAGTGTGACAAATAAATTTCTCATCAATATTCTCCAAGGCATTAACCAAGTATCTCTCATCCTGTGTATTCTTATAATAGAATATATATGCCACAGGGTCTTCAGCACGGAGGCTTCTGCCAAACTTCTGTATAAATAGCCTCTCCTTGCCATCAAGCTGTACTATGACTCCAGCTTCTATGTCATTGAGGTTAAGACCTTCATTGGCCATTCCTACAGCATAGAGGCGATTAATGACATGTTTATTGAAGGCATCAATAGTAGCCTGATTGAACTTGGATGTCCTTTTGCTTGAGATGGTATTCTTTCTGTCAAGCTCCTCAGCCTGTGAGACTGATGCACAGAAGCATATAAACCTTTTGTCAGAGAATGATGATATGAGTCTTTTTACATAAGAGGTCTTGAGTTCCCCAAGAAAGCGTTTTCTCTGAGAACCAAGATTTACCCATTTGTTATGGTGGAAAGGATTGTTGCTACTCTGATATCTTTCCTTCCAATATTCCATGTTCTCAGTGAGATAGTTGTACTTTTGTCTTTCAGTACACTCTATGATGCATGGTATCTTCTTGAAGATATACTTGTTTCTTTCCTCCCATTTTACTCTGGGCAGCTTCTTGCCATTGAGAATCTTTATCTCCTGATTTGAGACAGTATTGTCAAGCTCCATGTCAATGACAATTACTTTTGGATCAGGGAGTATATCCTTCTTGATGGCTTCCTTCAGTGTTACACTGGAAACGATGAATCTTCCATATATCTTTTCTATCTCTGAGACTTTCTGATAGGACAGGGTAGCAGACAGCAGGTAAATATAATTGCCTTTGAGTGTCTGCAATATTTCCTTTCTTTTCTCAGTGAAGCAGTGATGGGCTTCATCAAATACTATGATATCGTATTCCATGCCTGTAAACTTGTGCAATGAAGCATAACAGGCTATGGTGATATCTATATCTTCCTTGAGACCCCATTTATGGAATTCATCCTTCCAATTCTGTATGTGTGCTCTTTCTGCTACAATGAAGAGAGCCTTGGAGTCAGGTTTTGCAGCATTATTGACCAGATTAATAGTCATTTTGCTTTTCCCGACACCTGTAGCCCATTTAAGGATGACTCTGTGCCTGTCCTTCAAGGCTTCAAACTCCTTCTCTTGTAGAGCTGTTTTAATATCGTTGTTCATAAGAGATGAAAAAAGCAGGAAGAATCACAATATTATATATGTTATCCATCCTGCTCAAAGAGTATTCTCGTAAACCGTATTGCAAATATATACAATTTTAACCATAAAAACGAATAATTATTGCATAAATATCGAAAAATACATATTATTTAACGTATAAATATACAATAATTAAAGTTCTATAAATTAGTAGGTAAGGCCAAAGATTGCCAGTACTTTCTGATAAAGTGACATGGATGACTTGTTGCCTTTTCCATTCTTTCTGTTGATAGCAATATGCTTTCCGCTAATTGTCATAAACAGACAGTGACCACTCTTGATAGAGGTATTTGCATACCAATGTCCAGCACAAGCTCCTGGAGTACGCTGAATCTCCTTTGATGTAAGCTTGAAAGCTTTTGAGAGGTTTGTTACATTCTTCTTGACATTCTCAATGAGTCTTTCTTCATCTTGAGCTGTCCAAGGCTTGTTCTTTTGACCTTTTCTTGATTTTTTTGCCATTTTGTTTAAAATTTTGATTGTTATAAACTAAAAAAGACAGACAACTTAAAGTTGCCTGCCTAAAGATATTTAGTAAAAATAAGAATAAATTACACTAAGGGTAAAAGAGGTGTATTATAATCAAGGAATGCCAGAGTTATTATATTTGCAATTTACTGGTATAGGGGTATTCTTTATTATGTAGCATTTCCTTTGTTACTATAAAATTATTAAAATCACTTATTATATTCCTTAAGTTCTCAGGAAGCAGTTCTAAGCATTTTGAAATTATATCTAAAGGAATAGGTAAATAGGAAGCAGCAATACCTCCTGCAATAGCAGCCTGAGTATCGGCATCACCACCAAGTGATACTGCTTTTCTTATGGCTTGTTCATAGCTATCAGAGCTTAAAGCACAATATATAGCCTCTGGAACTGATTTTTGGCAAGTTTCATTAAAAGTATAGTTATGTACATGTTTTTCCCATTCCTGTTTAGTATATTCTACTTTATATGAATATTGCTTCTCTATGAACTTTTTGACCTTTTTTCGTCCAGTGTTAATAACTCTGTTTACAGATGCATATTTCATCATATAGATTGCAGAAGCTACAGCTTGTGCTCCCTTTATTCCCTCAGGATGATTGTGGGTTACTTCTGCTGAGATTTGTGCCAATTGAAGAGCTTCTTCCAAAGACTCAGCATAAAATCCTATTGGGCTTACCCTCATTGCTGAACCATTTCCAAAAGAATTGTATGGTGAAGCACTATTATTATTAAGCCATATATTAAACATTGTTCCATAGCTCATGTTAGGATAATTTTTGCCATACTGACGTAGTATATTTGTAAGCTCATTATGGGTATGTTCTGAACTATTCATTAACCAGTCTGCTACAGCACAAGTCATTACAGTATCATCCGTAAATTTTGATTTGGGTGTAAATAACTCAAAATTTATATCTTTTGTTCTATTGAATTCATAGGCAGAGCCTATTATATCACCACAAATAGCTCCAATGAAACTTTGATTGTTTGTTGCCATTGCCCAATGGTATGATGCTTCTTTTTCTTTACCTCCAGCTTCTTTGGCTTCAAGAGGAGTAAAATTAAACATCTGCTTTGCATACTGATACAGTTCTTTTATTGTAGCAGGTATAATTTTATATTCTCTTGGGCATGAATCACAAAGGTATTCATAGTCAGGAAGGTGTCTGAGAAAAGCCTTCATACTGGATGCTGTTAACCACTTGTTATGCATTCTCTGTCTGGCATCTTTGCATATATCATCAAGTCTTTCCCAGTAATCTGTGTTTTGTTCTGTCATAAATTATTGATTTTCATTTAGTATATCAAAGAATGGATATCCTATTCCTAAAGGAATGAGTCCTCTATACATATTTGTCCGATGTTTGAAATTTCCGTTATTTCCAATCAAGGCTTTCCTTAAGGTACCAGGATGAAGGATAATGTCATCTTGTGGAATAGTTTCATTGTTGCCTATATTATCATAGTAATATTTGGAGTCTGCAGGAACTTTGTGATCGCCTAAATCTACAACATTTTTTATTTTGACAACTTTTTTTCTGCCTCCGCTATTTTCATCTACAATCAAATCAGTATCCTTAATTTTACCTTTATCCTTAATCATTCTCCAATTGGCTCCTTTTGCGTCAATTGTTGATATAGATTCTGGATTTTCATATTTTGTTGTAAACATAGGCATTACTTGTGAATCATCTTTGGTATATGTTCTTGCCCTTGCTGGAGCCAGAGTACTTTGATTATCAGCAGGCAGCCCCCATAAACGGTCATTGTAATTGGGGTCAATTTCTTTGTGAATTCCAGTCCAAAATACCTCAGGATTATGTTCCTGTGCTGCTCTTGATTTGTATTGTACCCAGCTTCTTGGGTCACCTTCCCATGTAGAACCATCTGGCATCTTCAACCAGGTGCCATCTTGTTTTGCCTTTCTTTCTATTTCTATGTATTCAGGAACATGGGATTCAAGGGCTTTAATATCTCTATCATTGTACTGAGTAGGAGAGCCATCTTTGTATCTTCTTCCAGCAGCTTCTTCATACCAGCTTTTAGGAGACCAGTCTAACTCAGACTGAAACTGCATATCTTCCAGATTCTTAAACTTTCCTGTACTGTTTTCTCTTACCTGATGTACTACTCTGTTTCCATTTCTGGTCCTTAAATTAAGTACCCTTACTGGAGTGTATCCTTCAGGAACTTCAATTCCTTCAAATCCATTAACTAAAGGATTTGAGTTTGTTTCTATTCCTGCTGCTATCAATGGTTTGTCATTTAACAGACCTTCAGGTGTGATTTGTTTTTCCACCCATCTCTCAGCAATTTGTTTTCCAGTATTCCACATTGGTCTAGCCAACCTTCCCAAAGGAGCTATTTCTAAAGCAGTCATAGCGGCATCTCCCCAACCATTAGTACCCTCATTAACTATATGATTTACACCATGTGCCCCAAATGTAGAAGTAAGTCCTGCATCTACATAAGGATTGGAAAGTGTTGAAGAAACATAGGGATAGGCAGCTTCTCCAAGTGGAGCAAGTAGTGGAGATAATACAGCAGGCATAGTATACTTACCTTGTAAAGCTATGCTTGATGGGTCATTTTGTGCTCTCCAACTAAACTCCCTAACATAGTTATTAGCAGCCCTCATTAAAGGATTAGTATTCTCATCCTGAGTAATACTGCCAGTATCTACTTGAGCTGCATGAGGAGTATACACCCTTCCCTCAGCATCCTGATAAGTCCACTGTGATGCATCTGGAATTAAAGTATTAATAGGAGTCACATCTATCTCTTCTGCATTAGGAGCAGCCTGATAAACATACCTGCCATCATCATATCTGAAGATATTTGGCCTATTTATCTGCTGGCTATTCTCATTAGTACCGTCAAATAAATTGCCACCATCTTCAAATTTTTTTCTTGAATCATAGTGACTCTTCATTTCATTGAGACTGTAGATACCACTATTAAGATAGATATCCATAAGGTCTGCCCTTTGCTGCATTGTCAAATCTTTCCACATAATGATATATTTTGTGCAAATATAGGCAAAATAACCAAAATGTGGAAAGATAGTTAATGAAATATTATTTCTGGGCAAGAATATAATGTCTCTTGACAAGCCTATCCATAATTGGATTGAGATTCTTTCTGAACATGAGCATGTGTTTGTGCTCTTTCTTGAGTTCTTCCTTAATGTCTTGGATTGCCTGCATCTTAGCAAGCTCATCCATTGAAATGTTGTTTGGCATAGCTGTTTGTTGTTTTGATTGTTAATGAATATGTTATACAAAGCCTGACTGATGCAAAAAAATATCCCGCCTCCTAACTGACTGAATCAGCTGGAAGCGGGAGTGCAATCTTACAACAATCAAGCCTTTATGAGAAGTAGTCCCAACAGGAATTGAACCTGTATCTAATCTTTAGGAGAGACTTATTCTATCCATTGAACTATGGGACCAAATAAGTCTGTCCTACTTATCTGAGGTGATGGTGGTGGAGGATTCCTTTTCCTTTTCCCAATACTCTGGGTGAGCTGCCTGGCATAGCCTTATACAGCTTACCACAGTACCACAGAACTTGCTTACAGTACATCTATTGCAGTTAATCATGACCTAAAATATTTGTACCATACATCATATCCTATAAAATGTAGTATTTCTCGCAAGGAGAGTACTTTACAACAGAGAGATACAAGCTGTGTATCTAAGAGAACAAGCAGAAATGTCAATCCTGACAGCTCCACAGTACATATAGTAATGAATATCATCACTAATGTAAAATAAAACAGTATTGCTTTCATTGTCGTAAGATTTTATGTTATTATTATTGTTTCATTGGAAAGAAGGCAAGGTAATCGGATAACTAAGTTACTTGCATTAATTTTAATAGAAGTAAGCTATCCTTGACCTATACCTTCTATACTCCTAAATCCAGGTCGTGGAAGCCTGTAGAATCGAACTACAGTGTAAGACCTACACAGCCCCTTCAGCTCAAGAAAACTTTTAAAGAGGCAGGACTGCTGATGCGTATGAGTAGCGAGTGTTTATACTTTTCTTGATTCAGTGTCTTACTAATGCCTTTGCTCCCAAGTGCCCACCTATCTTCACAGACAAGTGGGAGAATATAATTATAAACAAATAAACAATAAAGCTCCTCAGGGGTTAGGAAGAGCTTATTTATCCTTGCCAATCTCCTCCTATTGCATCCCATGCATCATTGAAATCAAGCCATTCACTATCAGTTTCAGGCTCTTCATAAGAGATGATTCTGTATTCAAAACATCTAGGCTGAGTCATAACATACTCACTGGCTTCTTCTATGGAATCAAATGGTAAGTGGTCTTCCAACCACTCACCATCTTTTAACCTGCTTTCTACTTGATATACTGTCTTCATACTCAATCATCATAAGGTTCAATATAAGTAAATACATAGTAAGAATCAGTATCTACAGGAAATTCCTTCACAAGGTCTTCCATATCATAGTGCTCTTCATACATCTTATCTTCTGTAAATTCTACAGTATAATAAGGTTTGAGAGCAGTAAGCATAGAAGGATTTCTCTTATAGTTTATGTCATGTTCTCCTTTTGACTGTACATTAGGATAACCACAGAGTTCTGGCATTAAACTGCCACACCATTTCTGATTATTAGTCAGAATATGATATACACTCTTTCTGCCATAGAAGCAATCACTATATAAGTGACGTACTAAATAGTTATGGCCTTCAAATTGATACTTTGTTGCTGTTTCCATTGTTGTAAGGTATTTTATTTGTTGTTGTATTCTATTAAGAATGCAGGTTATGAATAGGCATCAGGAGAACTCCTGCAAAACTCTGATGTCCCACACTATTTTGAGGCTAAGACCATGTTGGCGGAGCCAATAGTGTCTGGAAGTCTATTTTGTATATCCTGGTTTTATAGTGCGTATGCATCCACAACTAAAGGTTTTGCCACCCCACCTGTAGATATTATTTCTACCATAGGCAGACTTCGATTTCCTATGTGTTACGACCTTGTGTTTTACACCTAAAACTTACTTAGCTACAACTGTGTTTATAGTTTATTAAATTATGGTTAAGAGTTTTACGGGAATCTCAATTACAACCAACCATAATCTAGTAAGAAACTGGCGTCCTCAACATCTTGGAAATCCTAATATATAGGATATTTTATATTGAGTTTTTTAATGTAATTTGACTGACTAAAACCTATTGCTAACACCTTGTCAACATTAACTTAGTGTGATAGGAAAACTGAGTCAGTTCTTTTAACTTTATTCAGTTTTTAGAGAGTAAGTGGAGTTCTAAGACTCCACTGTTATAAAATGTCTTGATCCATTGTTTCTAATGAGAAACGTGTTTTCATTAAGGCGAATTAGTTTTTTACTTCCCTCATTAAACACTCTCATCATGCCAACAGGTATTTCTTTCCAATAATCTGGATGCAACAATGCTGATGCTTCTTCTCTTGAAGAGAATATAACACCTTTGTATTCTACAGTATTACCATTATTTTTAGTAATACATAATGTCTGATTGTCTAACATAATTTGTTTCTCCTATGCTTTAATTGTTGTAATGACTAGTTCCCACAATGAATTCAATTTCACATCACTTCACAGTGAAGAGAACCATAGTTGATATTATCTCAGGCCTTGTTGTGGGATATATAATAAATTG